CTACTTTAGATATAGGCTTTTGCATACCTACTCCTTTCATTGTTTGGCAGAAGGTACACCCTCTAAACTCCCAAAGTCAATACCCCCCTTTTTGGTCCTTTTCTGCCTATTAGGGACCTAGAGCGCAAAGATTTGACTTTTTTATTGTATAGGTATACCTTAAGGCTATGACTACAAAAACCATTGACTCAACCAAGTTTTACAACATCATTGACGAACTATTTGTTTGCTGCGGCGAGCACCAGTTCCGCTACTACTGCAAAGCCCATCAAGAACGAATGGAATGTCAGTTCTGTTCTTTTGACCCTTACGCAAAGTGTGAATGTAGTGAGTAAGGTAATGTCAGCAAACCGAGTAGTTATCTGTCCAGAGTGTAAGAAGGAGATTGAAGTCCGTTCAGGATTTGCTCACCATACTCTTGCACGACATATGAAGGAGCACAAGAAATGACTCATGCTGAACTGTTAGCAAAGATAGATTCTCTCAATGATTCTTGCTCAGTAGTAGAGCAATTGACTACTACCCTTCGTGCAGTAGTGGAATTGCATAAACCAATGGAAGAATACGAGCACCTATGTAGTGCGTGTTGGTTTGGAGATGGAATGATGTCTTACCCCTGCCCAACTATTCAGAGCATTAAGAAAGAGTTAATATGAAAAAAATGAAAGAACCACCTATGGGGTCAATAGTTGTTGATAAGCGTGGCTCTGCGTGGCAAAAGCATCCAGTCGGCTGGGCTATGGCAGGGTCAGATGGGTCTTGGAATTACACTTGGAAAAACCTTCTAAAAGAGTTGTATCAAGAGATGGATTATCCATCAGAAGCATGGCGTTCAACGCTAGGAGACTCAAGACTTCCTTGTATTGTTTATGTTCCCCATGAAGACTTACTAACAGAAGAAGACGTAGATTAGGCTAAAGAAACCGTCTTTTAGGCAAAAATCGTCCAATGTGACACTTAGAAACAGTGTGATATTGTTAGATTATCTGTACAGTCTTAGGTCTAAGTCTGTATACTAATAGCAGGGATTCTCCCTAGAAAAAGAGGAAAGTATGAATCTAGACTGGCAATATCCATTCAAGTTAGCGTTTGAACTGGCTTTATCCATTGTTGGATGGGGTTTGGTGTTTATTGTTGGAGCCTTCGGTGTTGTTCTGGCTTACGCTGTCGCAAAGGCAGTAGTTCAGGTATTTACTAAGAAGTCTTCTAAAAAGGGAAGTAAGAGCCCTATTGATAGAACTTACGATAAAGCCATCAACAACTTTGCCAAAGGCAAGAGTTTTAGAATTGTAAAAGACAAAGACGAGTAAGCCTTGGACATCAACTTCAAATCCGATGTTGATGTTCAGTTAGTCAAGCACAGCGCTTCTGACCAAGACATTGCTTTTGCAGCAAGAGTCAGCACTATTGGCGAGCGCACAGTTGGCTATCAAGACAACGACGATAACAAGAAACTTACTGGTCTTATTGGTTATTTGATGAGGGATAGGCATGGCTCACCTTTTGAGCACTCTGTCTTCACTTTTTATGTCAAAGCCCCTATCTTTGTTTGGCGTGAACATATGCGCCATCGCATGGCTTCCTACAACGAAGAGTCTGGGCGTTATCGGGTTTTAGAGCCAGAGTTCTATGTCCCTAGTTCAGATAGAAAACTTCTTCAAATTGGAAAGCCAGGGGCTTATACCTTTGAACCAGGTAACGCTGAGCAGATGGCAATAACTTTGACCTCTTACAGAAGGACTTGTAAAGAGGCATACCAAAACTACGAAGATATGCTTCGTAGCGGTGTTGCTCGTGAAGTAGCACGAGGGGTGCTTCCACTAACAATTTACTCATCTGCATACGTAACTATGAACGCTCGTGCTTTGATGAACTTTTTATCTCTTCGCCGAAATGTTGAGGGTCAACGTTTTCCTTCTTACCCCCAGAGGGAGATTGAAATGGTTGCAGAGAAGTACGAAGAGATATTCAAAGAGTTGATGCCTATAACTCACGATGCTTTTATAAAGAATGGAAGAGTCGCTCCTTGACCGAAAAGAAAAAGATTGCTTACTGCTATGCCCGTGTATCTACCCAGATGCAAGTGGACGATGGCGTAAGCCTTGATGCCCAAGAGAAGCAACTTCGCTATGCAGCGGAGTCTCAAGGGTATGAAGTAGAGATGCTTCGTGAAGAGGGTCGCTCTGGAAAAAACATTACGGGGCGACCAGTCTTAACTGCTGCACTAAACAGTTTAGATAAAGGAGAAGCAGAGGCTCTTTTTGTAACTCGTCTTGACCGACTTGCTCGTTCTACAAGAGACTTTCTTAGCATTGTTGACCGTTCACATAAATACAACTGGCGTCTAGCACTTCTTGATTTAGGTTTAGATACTGCAACTTATCAAGGAAGGTTTGTTGTAACCATTATGTCTGCTATGGCAGAAATGGAACGCGGAATGATTTCGCTTAGACAGAAAGATGTACACCAAGATAGACGCAATAACGGAAAAGTTTGGGGTATTGATTTAGGACCTCTACCACTAATAAATGAATCAATTAAAGATAGAATTGAGAGAGAAAGAAGTTTAGGTCTTTCATATAACTTGATAGCGCAAGGTCTCAATAGAGACGCTATTCCTACTGCTCTTGGTGGAGAAAAGTGGTATGCATCCACTGTTCGTCACGCACATTTACGCAACAAAAAGTAATTTATTTATTTACATACTGTAAAATAAGCACTGGAAGATACAGATTTTTCTGTATGAGATTACCTATGGTGGGAGTATCTCGTCGTGCTTTGTCGCGCTCGTATTATTACAAAGAAAGTCCGAAGAAGGACTCTTCTTTATATTTTGTCTGTCCCAATACTTTCTTTTATTTATGGGATACTTAGTCCAACAACCGCCGTGGCCGAAGAGGCCCAGTCTTCTGAAGGGGGTGATGCTGGAACCAATAACAACGCAACTTCAACTGCGTCGTCGGAGGTGATCCAAACAGGTTCTTCAGCGGAGTCAACGCAAGACCCACTAACTGAAGCATCAACTGCTGTAGCAACAGCAGCATCTACTGTAACAACACTTGAAGAAAAAGTCGTACAGATAGCGGAGGTAGCATCATCAATATCACAACCATCTCAAACAACAACACAAGCAGTCGCAGACGCAACTACGCAAGTACAGGAAGCAAGTAGTGCTACTCAAGAAGCAACAACTTCAGTTGCAACAGCACAAACAGCAGTTGCAACATCGGAAACTGCCAATCAAACTCTGGCCCAAGCAACCACCTCAGTTACAACCCAAACAGCGGTAGTAGAAACAGCACAAACCACTCTTACTCAAGCATCAGCAGCGGTAGATACTCAAGAAGCAGTAGTTGCCATTGCTCAAACAGAAGCAACAGATGCTCAGGCGGCGGCAGATTCTGCTAATACAACAACCACTACAACAGAAACTTTTACTAATAACACCACAACTGTTGTAACTGTTACGACTGGTGCTGATGGAACTACGCCAGTAACTTCTTCTTCAGGGTCAACAGGTGTTTCTATTGGTGGAAACTGGAACACTCCGCAAACTTCTGGTTCTGCTCTTACTATTATTAATCCACAAAATGACATTGTTATTGATGTAAACCCTACAAATACTGGAACTGTAACATCGGTAACTTTAGGTGTGTATGCCAAAAATGGCGATACAAATATGACAGCCACAAACACAGACGGGTCAACTTCTACTGAAGTTATCAATAACAATGTGTCTACCCAGACACAAGCAGTTCAATATACTTCTACCGAAACAATAACAGGCTCATCCATTGAGACCATAACAATTACAAAAGACGCTGATTATTATATTGTTGACAATATCTCTATAACTAAAACATCTTCTGACCCTGCATTAGTAGCAGCGGCTCAGGAAGCAGCAACAACTTTATCTACAGCCCAAAACACGCTTACAACTTTACAAACAGCAGAAACAACTGCTACTACAACTTTATCTACAGAGCAAAGCACGCTTACCACTCTACAAACAACTCAAGCAACTGCACAAACTACCGCAGCAACTGCACAAAATACTGCTGAAACAGCGACAGTTACTGCTGTTTCTTCAACACAAGAAGCAACTACTGCTGTTGCAGAGGCAGTTGTAGTTGTTGCTCAGGCTCAAGTTATTGTTTCTGCTGCTGCAATAGAGACTGTTTCTAGTACTTTACAAACAGTAGTTGCTTCTTCAGACGCACTACCACTACAGAAGCCAGAAATAATTGCAGTAGTTGATGCTGCTGTAGATGCAGTCGTTGAGGCACAAGAAGCAGTTGAAGCAGCACAGACTGCTATGGACAATGCCATAACTCTTGCTGAAACTGCTCCTACAGTAGAAGCAGCGACAGCAGTGGTTGTTGATAAGACAGAAGTTTTACAGGGAGCACAAGCAGCAGTAGATGCTCAAGAGGTAGTAGTGACGCAAGCCGTTACTATCGAGGCCACTGCTCAAGCAGTAGTAGATGCTGCTACAACTCCAGGACTAAAGGTCGAGGTTTATGACACTCAAGGGCAAAATGCTGCACCTGTAGTTCCAGCAGGAGCAACTCCAATTCTTACAACTACTGACACAAATGGAATCAATGAACAATGGGGTGGAGGTGTAGTTGCTGGAAGTAATAGAACAGAGGATGTAGTTGTTAAGTACTCTGGAATTTGGACTCCTCAAACTACTGGAACTCAATACTTACACGCTCCAGGAGATGATGGAGTAAAACTCTATCTTGATGGCGAACTTGTCATTAATGACTGGTATGACAAGGGTGGCGGAGGCTCAACTGCTGATGTTACAACTACCGCTGGAACTGGAAAAGCACTTGAATTGTGGTACTACGAAAATGGTGGAGGCGCTTGGGTAGCGCTTATGCGT